CTACTAGAAGGGAAAACTATCTGTCCACATTCTTTATCGCACTTGGCAATTTTCTATTGACCGGTAAATGGGGATACTACTCCCACGTATTAATGAATCTTGAGGACGAAGTATCATCAGATGCAGATTTTAGATTTATCGAGGCTACCGGTAAAGGAGTCCATTATTCAGATTTTGAACAGGTGTTTGGTTCGGTCGATTCGGTGGCACTGATTGTACCAGTGAATATGTCAATTACAGAATGGACTAATGCCCTCGATAAGGCAAGAACATATTTGGGTCGTCCCTATGATAACTTGTTTGATCTAAGAAATGACTTAGAAATCAATTGCGTCGAACTGATTAGACTAGCGTTCTCACATACTCAGGATTATGAAAAGAACTTTGCTAATTTTGAAAAGCTGGTTTCTAAAAAGAAGAGAATAACTCCGGATATGTTTGTAAATTGTCCAGACTTTAAAGTCGTTTATTCAATCAGGAAATAATTATTTCCATTTTTTAAGGCGAGGTGTATGGTGTCAGATATCAATTATTTAACAACGGCTAGCAGCTACGACAGCTCCGCTGGCGTATCATTGGGCCTAAGCTTCGGGCTTTCCCCTTTGATATATGATAATCTAGTATGGGTCACCACCCCGATACTCAAAAGTGTCTTAGAGGACTATGCGATAGCCGAAGCCCGAGCCGCCAAAGTCGTAGAATTAAATGATGCTATGTATAAAGATGTTACAGCAGGGTTCTTATCTGATATACTAGTGGCCGATACGTTTAGACTATATGCATCGGACCTGCAGGGCCAGATACTCATTGTTGGCGCAAGCTTATATACCTTGCCATCTGAATCTGCCCCGGCGACATCTTTTACTATTACAAATACCGACCCGGTAACCAAAGTAGTGTATTATGATTTGTTTACGCATACGCAGATACGGCAACTATTTACGGAACTTGTGACATTTTCCGATGCAATGGTATCGGCGCTAGCATCGCAGATTCAAGAAACATACACAGTTACTGGGGCTACTGCAAATGAGACCCTGGCCTTAATCTCCGCGATAACCTGGGTTAGACCTTAATGCTGGCTTAGGATAGTATTAATTTTGTCTATAGCCTTTTCATTACAGAAGCTAATCCTTGCACCTTGATGCATTGGTTTTGGAAAATTACCGAGGTCTATCCAACAGTAGCCGCAACTTTCCTGATTTAGTTCTGGCACGAACTCATCCTCGACGACGCAGACGAAAGAGTAGTATTTGAAGTGAGTGTCTCTACTTTGATAGACATCGAACGGATACATTCTTTCGATGTCTGGTACCGAACCCATCTCTTCAGTCATCTCCCTCAGAAGTGCCTCTTTTGGCTGTTCCCCGAGTTCCATCATTCCACCCCAGAGCGACCACTGCATCGGATGAGTCTTATGTGGGGCTCTGAGATTTAGAAGTACTCTCCGCGTCTTTATGGATACAAAGATTGCACCCACCCCTATCTTAGCAATTACTGATTGTCGTTCCATCCGGAGCCTGTATTAGATTATCAATGCGCCAATATCCTGGTTGATATACACCGTAATAAGTGTATGTCCACTCTTGTGTAGCTGCATCGAAGGTGTACTGAAAGCCATTCTCATTATTTATGACATAATTCTTTTCCACAGAATTTTTAGAATCGAAAATAGTTACCCATCTAATTCCGTTGTATTCTATTATATCATTAGGGTATGCAATAACATCCTGACCCCACGGTGATGTAGGGACATTTGGTGGTATTGCATATTCCTCACCTGCACTATACTGGGAAGTTAGGAGATATCGTTGACCGGATATAGCCACTGGCAGCCCATTCCCTGGCGAGACCTCAGATGGGTCAATGATTCCTAACACCGGCAGAATAGTCGTTGCAGGCAGTGTGTCAATATCTGGTGTAAAGCGTAGGGTATTCTGATTTACAGGGTCTTGAATAATCCCACCGATGATGTCTAAGTCGGAAATATCAAGATTGGGGTCCAATTTTAATCTAAGCTTGGTAATGTCCGGGGTGATCTGGCCATACTTCTGAATTAAGTCCTGCCAACTCAATGCCGGGTCAGCATCACCATATTCATTTAGCAGGATAATGATATCCGATACTGCACCTTTCTGTACGGATATTCTGTAGTTGCCCTCTGTTGTAACTATTTGGACAGGTATTCCGCCAATACAATCGAATGGATCATTTAAGCCATCTATCCTGCCCCTGACAGAATTTACATCCGGAACATCAAATACTCTAGTAACAATTTCTGCAACAAGACTACTACGCTTAACCTTAGCTGGCGGGTTAATCCATGCCTGTATTTTAAATTTGAAACTCATTACATCTCGTTCCTCAGTGCCCCCCTGCGGAATATTTCTATTGGTCCAGGTAACGTCTTCCATAAACACTTCAAATATACTTGTCCAGTCTAATATGTTGCTATTTTGTTGAAGCTGAATAGATGGATTGAAGATTACTGCGAGCTGTTCAAACACTTGGAGTTTTGTATTGACGTTCGTGGTCCACAAGTCAAGCCTAAATGTCAAGTCATATGGCACTGGCATATATCTCTCGACATCCTGCCTTACCCCTGGACCAGGTCCATATGTCTGTGTGATCTCATCAAATTGCCTTTCTACTGTAGACACTTTTCCGATATATTGCGTGTCTTGTCTTCTGGCAGGTGCCATCTTAATATTTTCTATCCATGCACTAAACATCGGAGCCGGCAGCATTGTATTCTCACTTGCACCTTTGATAAGTTGTGCGACCAGTGAGGACGGATCTCCATACATAATAGGCACTCTTTGAATTGTGTATAACCCGTTAGCATCCGGCCCTTTTCTGATTTTTATATCAGAGAAGATTCTCATAAATTGCAATAAATATCTCCTCACTTGAGAATCGTAAAAAAAGTCCATAATTCAAATCCTTGTAGTATTATATCTATTTATGCGAGGTTACGGACGCTGATAAATGTCACTATCTGAAAAATAAAGATTGTGAAATTCATAAGTATGATTTAATTTGGTTTAGTCTTGGCCCGCTCTTCAGCAATTGCCGATCGAGTAGCCTCAGCCGTCTTGACTGCTACTTTACGTTCAGAATAAAGATCGACTTTTTGGCGCACTACTTGGGATACAGCCTGTTTCTCAGGCATAATAGTTCCATTCGGCAATAAAGTGTCTTTATTGTTGTCAATAAAGGTATCCAGAATCCGGTTATATGCTGTCCATGATTTCAAAACGTCCACCTCTATTAGTTTGTAGCAAATGCCTTGCTTTTGAAAGAGTCTTTCGGGGAAATAGTCTATCCTGAGATAGTACTCGCCGTCTTGCATTGCTGCTGGGAACGCTATGCCAGCGCCAACTAGCGGGCCCGCAGGTACTAAATTCTGCTGATTATTGGTAGATAAATTGGGTGGCGCCCCGTCTCCACTAAAGTAGTTGCTTCCTATCACTGGGTAACCTTTTTCGTCTAAATAAATGTAAAGATTCGAACTCTCAAAAAACTTTGGATCAAAGAATGCATTCTTCTCAGCCTCGGCCACTATCTCATCCGAAATTTTAATAATCTGACAAAACAGATCAAGGGAGCTAGTGATATTCGGATTGCAGCCCAGCCCAGGGTTTCCGTTTGTATCGGAAACTTCCGTAAACCCCTCAGGCATAATACCGATGCCCTGACCGACACCACCCGCAGTCTGGCCAGTCGCCGCCTGTTCTAATATTTGATCATACTCTTGCGATGCTTGTAATTGTTTAGCCCTGACCAGCCAGATATGCGGAAACCATTTTTGTCCGTACCCGCCCGCTGCATATAGTGCATCCTGCACAACATAGTATCTGTTTATGCCCACAGCATTGTCAAATATAGGAACGTCCCGCATATTAGGGAATTCTAATACATCACCAGCAATTAGTTTCCTGCCTAATGAGTCTAACATATCATTGTAATGGAATTGTATTCTGATTGTATCCGAACTTAGGAAGACTCCGAATTGGGATAAATCATAGTTAACGTCTTGAGGAGTATGATGCCCACGAAGTTCAATCACATTCGGATTATATTTCCGATTGACGTTTGTAAGGAACAATACATCTTGAATAGTTGTAAGCGATGTATCTGTATTACCTGTCGAGTCCGTAGTCGGACCTTCGTACATATGTACCAGGATCCCGTTTCCGGCGATTCTGAAATTCTCACCAATAGTTTTATCAGTGAAATTATAATCGTCGCCCTTAACCGGATTCCACAGTGAAATTCTTGGCATAGTTTTTCCTCTTTTCTATATTTATCAGATAAATAGTTTTACAAAATGACTACAGCATTAGTTGTAGACAGGGAAACCTGAACAGGAGAATATATGGCAGTAACAATAAACGCCCGGGGAACTAGTGTAAGCACCTTCGGTATAGGCAAAAATAAGCTAACACTGGATGCAACTAACCTAACAACATCCAGATCCTGGATTTTCCCGGATAGCAACGGCACCTCCGGTCAAGTTCTTTCCACAGACGGATCGGGAAATCTTACTTGGACAACATCCTCCGGGTCAGGAACAGTGACATCGGTTACAGTTGATACTTCGGGTGTCGGTATTTCATCAAGTGGCTCACCGATAACCACTAGTGGTACGATTACGATCACATCCAATGCAACAAGCGCAAATACTGCATCCACATTGGTATCTAGGGATGGTTCGGGCAATTTTTCTGCAGGAACAATAACATCTTCGCTGACTGGCGCTGCGTCGCTGAACGTGCTGAAAGCTGGTGACACAATGAGTGGGCCGCTGAAGATCTACGGAGACGCAGCAGCATTGTCAACATTCGGTATAGGAATCTCGACTAGCTCAGCAACTGGAGGATATCATTCTTCTCTAAAGTTTGGAAATGATACTGATTCTAGTGGAGCACTCTTCATCAAAACCCGAGGAGCAACTCAAACTGACACTACCGCCATATTGACAGATGATTTCTTAGGAATACTTGTCTTTGCAGGATCAGATGGCACCACTATCAGAAATGACGGCGTCTATATATCTGCCCAGTCAGATGGAAACTGGAATTCGACTGACAGACCCGCTTCGCTTGGCTTCAGTACGCGAGCGCCAGGTCAGACCCCCAGTAGAAGATTCACAATAACCTCTACTGGTGCCTTTGCTCTCGGATCAACTAAGATCACGGGAACTGCAGGTCAAGTGCTGACTTCTGCAGGCTCGGGCACCATACCGACCTGGACCACACCCGGCGAATCAACAACCGTAAATATCAACGGCATTACAAACATATCAGCAGCCACATTCACGTCTGCTGTGACAACCCCAAACCAAGTGGTGATGTCACTGAGTTCCTCAACATATCGCAGCGTTAAGTATCAGATACAGATTGCGACTGCTGCGGCATTCGAAACCTTAGAAATTTTACTCATACACGACGGCACAACACCTTCCATTACTGAATATGCCAGAATCGCAACTGGTGCCGCATTGG